TGATGTGATCCAAAAACGTAAAGAAGAGAGATTAATGAATAAAGAGAAATATGATAAATTATTGGAGTTTTTAAATGACAATGTGTTGTCTGCAAAGGAGCGTAAAAAATTATTAAATGAAATAGAAGTAATAAAAAAGAAAATAGTGAAAGTGAAGCGAGAGGACATAGCAATAGTAAAGGATTTGATGAAAGCATTTGGAGTGACATTCATAGAGTGTGAGGGAGAAGCGGATGGTTTTTGTTCTTATTTAGTAAAGACAGGGAAAGCAGATGTATGTTTAAGTGATGATACCGATATGTTTCTTTATAATTGTCCTTTGGTAATAAAGGATTTAGATATAGTGAACAAAACGGTAGTGGAGTATAATACAAAGAACATATTAGAAGAAATGAAATTGAGTATACGTAATTTCATAGAAATAATGGTGGTGACGGGTACAGATTATAACGTAAACAATAATCTGAACCTACGGGACGTGTATAATGGATTTAAAAGATATAGAAGACGTAAAGATAGAAGTGAACAGTTTTATGATTGGTTGGAAAAGGACAAAGGCATAGAATTAAATAAAGAAGAATTAGAAAACGTAAAGAAAATGTTTTCAATAAACGCTACAAAATATAAAGAGTTATTAAATGATATTGAAATAGTAAATAAGGAAAAGGATGTTAAGAAAATAGAGTCTATCTTAAGTGATTATGAAATAGAATATGTAGAAGAGATTAAATGATCGTGGATAAAAAACTGCCATTGTATTGTTCTATACCGGTATGAGATAGGTTGATAGAAACGTCAATATATACTTTGCCTCCAATTTTTTTCCATCGGTTACAAAATAACCAGTCTTCGGACAAATAATGTCCATCTTCTACACCACAATCAAAAAGAGCATATGCATATCTATTTTCATGTTCTTCCAAATAATTGACATCATCTGTGTATTTCGTATGAGGGAAAGCTTCGCTCATTTTTTCAATAACCCCACGTTTAATCATCATGAAACCAGTGGCGACATGCTTAACTTCGGTAAGATTGTTTTCAATTTTGATAGAATTGCCAATGTGATTTAAATTATAATTCAGAAGACTGTATTGAACAAGCAGGTCATCATCCATAATATTTTTGACTCTAGAATTGTTTTTCTTTTCAATCATCTTTTTAATATATTCAGGATCATTCGCCAATTTTTCCCAATTATATTTTTTAAGTGGATAAATGCCACCGACGATTGGTTTATTTGCAATTATGAGTTTAATAATATTGACAGGGTCCCATGTAATATCATTATCAATAAACATTAGATGCGTCACAGTAACATCAGACATAGCCTTTGCAACAAGATTATTTCTAGCACGTGTAACTAGACTGTCATTTTTACAAAATTCAATCTTAAGCGGTATATCATAATATTTAAATACCTCTTTCGTTTTAATAATACAAAAGACGTAATTAACGAAACAAACGCTTCCGTAACATGGAGTAAGAATAACAACCTTTGGTTTATTTTCTTCAACATATTGTTTAATACTTTTTTCTAAATCGTATTCCATAGATTCAACTGGATGCTCCATTTACTATATGAAATAATACATCTCTATATCATTTCATATTTGTCTTTTGTATTTAGTATAATTGCATAGTATTTTTATGATTTATAATTAATTTAAGCGGTAGTAGAGTCACCAGCCTTTGCGAAGTGAGGCTTCATGTATCTTTGAAGATTGAAGAAAGTCAATTCATCATTCTTTTGAACCTTTAGAAGCTTGGTCAACTTGGTATCAGGGTGAATAATACGACCATTGTTAGTATCCTTTAGAGAATGCTTAACAATGTATGCATTGATCTCCTTGCTTACATCGGTTCTGGACATTTCAGTACCAGATTCCTTTCCAAGAAAGGTAGCAAGCTCGTCACTGATACGGGCAGGCTTTACGAAACCAGAAGGCTTACGGTTACCATTGCTTTGACGCTTCTTGGCACACAATTTTTGTGCTACCTTAAGCTCACGGGATACAGCCTTCTCCAATGTCTTGAAATCATTCTTAAGAGTGGAGAATAGACCAGCCAATTGTTGAATCTTGGCACTGAAAACAGTCATCTTTTCTCCAACGGTTTCAATAGCATCCTTTGGAGCAGCAGGTGCTTCAGCGGAAACCATCTCATTGGTGACAGGTGCAGTTTCAGCAACTGACTCGGTTGTTGTCTTTTTAGACTTGGGGGCTTTAGTGGACTTCTCTACAGTTTTAGCGGTTCTTACCATACTAGCTGCTATACTATATAATAGGTGCTGTTTTTAAGTTGTTTAAGACATTAAAATATATATTGTAAATTAATATATATTGTAAATGCGTTAATGCGTTTGATATTTAGACAAGTGATTCATATAACCAGGGCATTGCAAATCTGGCATTTTGGCTGGCGAGAGTTAATGCGGATAATGCATGTAGCGCACCAATCTTGCGGTGGTCTTCGTCAATTCCCGAGTAAATAATATTTTCAAAGACAATTAAACATGCAGTTTTTATATTGTTTTGGGTGATATTTTGGGTATATCGGTAAGTAGGAAAAATGCCATCAAAAGGATCATGGTAAGGTGAAATAAGAACCTTGAGTTGGGGCGATATGCGCCCACGAAACGTCCAAATATCCCATAAAGCACGGTAGAGCCTAATGTATTGCATATGTGTAAGATCAAACCAATGACTACTCGTATAATTCCCAAGATTATCAACTTCAACAAATATACGATCAACTCTTTGTGATAAATTTAATGAACTTCGTAATTGATTAATGAATTCGTAACGTTCTTGCATTTCTGTAGTCATGCGCGTGTATATATTCATACGTCGTAAATTAATATTTGGATTGTAGTTCTCAACATTACTAATCTGCGTAGTACGAAGCATGTTTTGAAAAATTTGCATATGCCCCCGTCTATCTTTATTCACATAAAAGAATTTATTACTCTCTTTAAATTCAGAATCAATGAAGAAATTATTGTTATACATACATATAATAAGGTGTTTCATTTTATCACTGAAATGCTTTCTATTATACGGATTATACATCTTTTTATTGATTTTATAATGACTTATTAACGATGATATATCAAATCCGTAAATAAAATCATTTTCATCTTTATAACTAAAAAAATAATTAAACGAAATATCAGCAATTGGCTCCAATGTTACAAAATCTGTTTGATTATTACATAATAAACGATCCTTAATAGCAGGACCTCTAAAATTTGTATACAATTTACCTTGATACATCCTTATCATAGACTGTATCTTAATAATATTCTTAAGTTTCTCAAAATGATACACAATACGGTCAGAAAGAACACTTTTATTACCCGTGATCTTCAAATTATTACTTTTACATACACCTTTCAATACCGCATGCTTATACCTTGAAATAGAATCCTTCATATTATGTTTAAAAAAATTATCATAAGTTAACTCCTTATTTAATTTAAAACCATTTTTAGTCGTCTTTTTAGTCATAACTTTATATAATATCATTATATATTTTTTATATTGCTATACATCAAAATTGTTATATTATATGACACGATTTATGGGTTTATTACATAGTTTTTTATGTGATTTAAAGCATAACTGCAATTGTAAAATAAAATTGACTTAAAGATATACGGTGATAAGTATGTATAATTAGAAATGTCTAATAATTCAGTTCCAATTGTTCTAAACAGCGAAGAGTGGGATACTTCAGGTATTCGTTATATGCAACCAAAAGTAAATGACAGAGGTGGAAAGTCAATTGCGATTGTAAGTACACAAACAGGTCGTTCTTTGCATATTTCAACACCATTAATGATGACTTGGGGTATCGCAGACTATGTAAATGAGAATGGAGAGTCCGACGGTAAGTTTAAGATGTCATTGAACTTCCCCAATCAAGATTATAAAACAGAAAGTACCGATCAATTTTTAGAAAAATTTAAAGCATTTGAGAATCAGATTTTAGATGACGCAGTAAAATATAGTGATGCATGGTTCGGCGAAGAACTATCTCGCGAAGTAGTAAAACATAACTTATTTCCTCTATTAAAATACCCTAAAGATAAATTAACAAAAAAATTTGATTATAATAAGGCTCCTTCTATTAGTGCAACTGTACCTAATTACAATGGTAAATGGACTACCCAGATTTACGATACCGGTTCTAATCTACTATTTCCAAGTGACGAAAAGCCAAGTTTGACACCAATGGATCTAGTTCCAAAGATGTCAAATGTTGCAGTTGTTTTGCAATGTGGTGGATTATGGTTTGGTGGTAAAGGTTGGGGTTTGACTTGGAAAGTAAATCAAATCGTTGTAAAGCCTCGTCAAGTTGTTAGTGTGTATGATAAGTGTTATATCAAACTGTCTACTGACGAACTTCAAATGATGGACAAAAGGTCTTCTCAAGATGAGAATGATGAAGATGAAGTAGTAGAAAAAGAGACAGTTACACAAGTTGAAGATTCTGACGAAGAAGAAGAAGAAGAAGAAAAGGAACTGGCACCAGAACCAGTTACAACTACAAAAAAGAAGGTTGTAAAGAAAGCAGCTCCAGTAGAAGAAGAAAAAGAAGAAAAACCAGCTCCAGCAAAGAAGAAGGTAGTTAGAAAGAAGGCATCCGCCGAGTAAATTAAAATAATAAATTAGCAAAAAATTATAATTAAATATATTTATAATTTTTTTTTGAAAGCATATGTTATCTGACTGATGTATTTATGTTTATTATTTTTACATTTGTTGTTATTATCCGATATTTCTAGCGTAAGAATGATAAGATCACGTTTTTTATCTAGAATACATGATTTACCTAGAATATTGGGAGAAAGTTTGCATGTACAAAACAAAAAAATTATAACACTATCTCCAGGAGGATTTAGAGGATTTTATATTTTTGGTTTGTGTAAATTTTTAAAAGAAAAATATGATATACAAGATTATGTATTTTCAGGAGCATCTGCGGGTGCATGGAATTCACTGTTTTTATGTTTAAAAAAGAATGATAATGATTTCGTAGAGAACATTTACAATATAAATTTTCAAAACGTAACCGATTTAAATACAATAGAGAACATGGTAAAAGACGCAATATTAGAAAAGTATACATCTGACGATTTTGATCTAGATAAACTCTATATAGGCACAACTGTTTTTAAACAATTTAGATTTCAAACCGTAATATATACAGATTTTGATGATTTAGAAGACGCATTAAATTGTTGTATTGCAAGTTCACATATTCCATTTGTAACCGGAAAATTGTTTTATAAATATAGAGGACTCTACTCTTTTGATGGCGGTTTTAGTAAATATCCATACTTAAATGGAGCCTATGCAAATATACATATAACACCAGGCATTTGGGAAGATAAGAAAAAAAATACCTTCAATATAACAGATTATACAAGTCTATTCTCAAAAAAAAAAGTAGATTTTAACGTATTGTTTAAACAAGGATACGAAGACGCACATAAAAATAAAGAACGATTGGATAAATTATTTTTATAACATCTTTATTTCATTATTTTGAGAACCTGAACAATATAAATATAAATTCTTTACTATATTATGGCTATTCCAAAATATATTATACAGACGTCACGTAAAGATGTGCCTCCTGACTATGTAGTGGACATGATAAAAGCAAGAAGTCCCGGTTACATATATAAGCACTATAATGATAATGAAGTAATCACTTTTTTTAAAGAAAATTATTTGGAAGAGTTTCCAGATGTGATAAATAAGTTTTTTTCGTTTAGTTATGGAGAACATAGAGCAGATTTGTTTAGATATTATTATCTATATGTGAAAGGAGGTGTATATTTTGATACCGACGCAATGATTGAAGGAGACTTAAATGAAATTGTGAAAGATTATTCTTATTTTTCCGTGAATTCGTCTTATTTTCCAAATAGCATATTTCAAGGATTTATTGGATGTGTACCCGAACACCCCATCATATACAAAGGGTTACAAGATATTTATAAAATACAAAATGAAGTTTTAATCGCCAAACCGGAGAACTTTCACGATATTTGCAGAAATATGTATCAATTTGTTACACAATTTAAAGATCAGTCAAAAATAAAATTATTTCAAGAATTTTATGGTGGGCCTGAAGTAGCTATGGTAGTAGATTTAGATACAAATTATATCGTTTTAAAACATTACCATATTACGAAAATAATTCCACCTATTTAGCATATTTATTTTATATACCTATTATATAGGTATAATATGAATAATAAAGAAGAGATAAATGTAGGAATGAATTTAATTAATAAGATATATGGTGTTGAAGACAGGATAAAAGTTTCTATGGTTGAAGTTAATGACGGTGAAAGAGTTCCATATGATCCTAATGTGAAAGTTAAACTCGTGGGAGAAGAACGTCCAGATGAATCTATGGATGAAGGTGATGAAGTTCTCCGTTTAAATAATTTGATTGAACTATATATTGATATTGTAAAATATAAAAAACAATTAGATTATCAAGATCATTATGGCAATACAGCATTAATAGTTGCGGTTCAAACAGGAAACGAAG